GCTTCTGACGAAGAAATTTTAAAAGTATTCAAAGCTATGGGTGAAGATGACGGTATCATTGTAAAAAAAGATGGTGAAAACGTTCATTTAACCGATGATGATGCTGACGTAGAATATCTTGTTAAGCTTGGTGAGTCTGAAAAAGACGAATTAATGCAAGAAGATGATATGAATTACGATGACCAAGACGACTCAGTTGATGACGTTATTAACGCTATTTTTTCTGACAATAGTGATTCATCAGATGTTGAAAATTTTGACGATGAAGAAGAAGTTGTTTATGAAATAACTTTAGATGATGATGACGAAATGATGGATGATGATGAGGAAATGATGGAAGATGATTCTGAAATGATGGAAGATGATTCTGAAATGATGGAAGAAGATGACATGGACGATTTGAAAAATGAAACTTACAAACCTAAAGGTGTTGGAATAGGCTCAGGCCCTAAATTTTCTTACAAAGATAAAGCTAAAGGCGGATTCGATGAAAAGAAAAAAGTAGGTCCTAAATCAGTTGGTACTGGTAAAGCAAAATTTGAATACAAGAAAGGTGAAAATATGGGAGGTAAATCCAAAGTTGTTAAAGCAGAAACTAAAGAAGGTGATTACGGAATGAATAGAGGTGATAAGTCTAAAACCATGAAAGGTAAAGAAGATTACACTACTAAAAAAGGTATGACAAATTCTAAAGGAGAAAAGGCTTTTGAAAAAACTGAAACAAAAGAAGCTGCAAGAACTTACGGAATGGGTTCTAAAGAAGGTAGAGGATTAAGAAAAGGCATCACTCCAAACAGAAACTATACTTATGGTAAAAATGGTGTTAAAACTGAATCTACTCAAGAAGAAGTTAGAATGTTGAGAGAAAAAAATGAAGAGTACAGAAAAGCATTAAATGTATTTAGAGAAAAACTTAACGAAGTTGCAATCTTTAATTCAAACTTAGCTTACGCTACAAGATTGTTTACAGAACACTCAACTACTAAAAAAGAAAAAATAAACATCCTAAGAAGATTTGACGATGTTGAAACTTTAAAAGAATCTAAAAATCTTTATAAGTCAATCAAAGACGAATTAAATACTGTGGATACAAAATCAATTAACGAATCAGTAGCAACAAAATTAAACAAATCAGTTTCTACAGGTTCATCAACAACTCTAATTGAATCAAAAACTTATGAAAATCCTCAATTCTTAAGAATGAAGGACTTAATGGGTAAATTAGGTTAAAAAAATAAAAATAAAATAAACTTAAAAACAAAACAAATACTAAAATGGGAGCATTATTAGAATCAGGTCTTGTAGGTAACATCGGTTTAAAACACCTTAAAGTTATCAAAGAAGACACAATCAACAAATGGGACAAATTAGGCTTTTTAGAAGGTCTTAAAGGTCACATGAGAGAAAACGTAGCACAATTATACGAAAACCAAGCATCGTTTTTAATTAACGAAGCATCATCTACATCTGACACAGGTGCATTTGAAACAGTTGTTTTTCCAATTGTAAGACGTGTATTCTCTAAATTATTAGCGAATGACATCGTATCAGTACAAGCAATGAACTTACCTATTGGTAAATTATTCTACTTTGTACCTAACATTCAGGCTTACACTGACCCAGCTAACTTAGCTAACACAGGTATTCACTATCCTCCTTATGGTTCACCAAATGCTGCGGATACTCAAACACCAAACAGTGGTTACGACTACAATAACACTAAAGACCTTTACGATAGATTCTACGAAGGTAACGAACCAGCTTTGGACCCTCCAGGATTGTTCGATTACTCTAAAGGTCAATATTCTGCTATCAGTGCTAGTGTAGTTACTGTTAGTTGGTTAGCTGACCAATTAGTTCCTACAGCTTATACTGAGGATAATTACAGAAAAGTGTTAATCGTTATGTCAGGTTTTGCATCTGATGGAGCAGGTAAATTAATCGGTCCTGATGGTCAACCAATGGACAACGAAGCGTTCTTATCTGATTTAACTATTTATGGTGCTAATGGTAACGCTTTCACATCAGGTAACACAAGTAACCCTTACTTATTTAGAGTTGTAACTCAAAGATATGGTAAAGGTATCGTACAATATGGTAATAACAATGCAACATCTGTTTTCCCTAATGACAGAACTGATGGCGGTCAATATGACAACTTATGTGATGCTGAAGGTAAAATTTACTTAGAGGTTGATTTACAAGTACCAGTTTGTATCACTTGTGGTGGTTCTATGGACGGTTACACAGGTTCAACATTCGCATCTGATACATCAGTTAACGACGCATTCACTGCTAAATACAGAATCTACAAAAACTTAGAGTTTGAAGATAGAATCGGTGAGGTATCTTTCGACCTTATGTCAGTTACAGTTTCTGTAACAGAAAGAAAATTAAGAGCTCAATGGTCTCCAGAAATGGCTCAAGACGTTGCAGCATTCCACAACATCGACGCTGAAGCTGAATTAACAGCTTTATTGTCTGAGCAAGTTGCGGCTGAAATCGACCGTGAAATCTTAAGAGATTTACGTAAAGGTGCGGCTTGGAACTTACGTTGGGATTACAACGGATGGAAGCGTCTTGGTTCAAGTGCAGTTCCTTACACTCAAAAAGACTGGAATCAAACATTGATTACAGCTATCAACCAAATTTCGGCTCAAATCCACAAATCTACCTTAAGAGGTGGAGCTAACTGGATTGTTGTTTCTTCTGAAATCAGTGCTATCTTTGATGACTTGGAATACTTCCACGTATCAAACGCGGCTCCTGAGCAAGACCAATACAACATGGGTATTGAAAGAGTTGGTACATTAGCTGGTCGTTACCAAGTGTATAGAGACCCTTACTTCCCAGCAAACCAAGTGTTGTTGGGTCACAAAGGTACATCTTTACTTGACACAGGTTACATCTACGCACCGTATGTACCTCTACAATTAACACCTACAATGTACAATCCATTCAACTTTACACCTATCAAAGGTATAATGACGAGATACGCTAAGAAAATGGTTAATAACCGTTTCTACGGACGTATCACGGTTGATGGTGTACGTACATTCGATTTAAGAGAATTGAGATAATCAATATCTTATTTAGATACCAAAAAGGAGACAAGAAATTGTCTCCTTTTTTTATTTACACAAAAAACAGATATTGTATATTTATTTTTAGATTTTAGTTTATCAGTCCCCAGCCCTAATAAGCTGTTGAGTATTCACGGACACGAAGGTATTGGTAACATAGTCATTAACTATTTTAAAATTAAAAAAAAATGTATTACACAACAACTAGCGCGAGCAAGCCGACTGCTCACATCACAAAGAAAAAGTCGCGTTTAAAAATCTACAATGGTAATGTCGTATTCCTTAACGACAAAGATAATTTCGAATTCGAAATTCATAATCCAAAACAAACATCGGTTCTTTGTAAAATCAAACTGAATGGTCAGTATATCTCCACGAGTGGTATTATTTTACGACCAGGTCAAAGGGTGTTTTTAGAGCGTTTCCTTGACTCAAATAACAAGTTTGAGTTCAGTACCTATGAAGTTAAAGATACGTCCGAGAATCGTGATGCAATTGACTTAAATGGAGATGTAATGGTTGAGTTCTATGATGAACAGGAAGTTAGGATTTACCCTCACCTTTCAGGTGGAAATTGGAATACTGGTTGGTCACACATTAACACAGGTTCTCCATATTATGGTGATATAACTTTTACCAATAACTCATCAAACGCATATTTTACTAATACATCATCAGTTGTTGGAGAAACAAACACATTTGAAGTTCCAAACATCAGAAGTGTTAAATCTAAAAAATCTATTGAGACAGGTAGGGTTGAAAAAGGTGAAAAATCAAATCAACAATTTACCAATTCATCAAATCAAACTTTTAATTTTTTGGTATCTAACTCTATAAGATTTAAAATATTACCATTAGGTAATAAAAATGTCACCACAGAGGATATTAAACATTACTGTACCGAATGTGGTATCAAGACAAAATCAAAATATAAATTTTGTCCGTCTTGTGGTAACAAATTATAATAAATAAAAAGGGGGTTCCGTGAGACCCCTTTTTATTTTAACATTCTAAGTGATTTAGAAACAATCTCGGATTCGGTTAACGAATATAATCCATTCTTATATGCCATTTGAACGGCTCTAATTAACATAAATTTTGCCTGTTCTTCTGTTAAGTTATCTATTAGATTTTCAATATCTTCAGGTTTGTATATTGCAACGTCCTCAAATAGAAATGCGATTGGTTGTTTTTCTTGTTCCATAATGTATTAACGATATATTTATAGTAAGTATATGAAAAGAAATAGAATTAGTGAAGCCACAGGTTCGGGAAGTGCGGGAAACTTCAAAGTACCAATAGTATTATCTCCACAACCGTGGACAGAAGACCAAGTTGCACCATTTACTAATCCTGTTTATAGTTATAATAATGCAGAGTTGGCATATGAAGAAGCTGACGGAGATTTTAAACAAACACCCGAAGAAAGAGCTCGAATAGAAAAAAGAACGGATAGAATTTCTCAGGTAGATAGATATTTAAAAAGTTTCTATACAGGTCAGAATGATGAAGATGGTAGTGTTATTGGGGGTGTTGAAAGTCCTGAAAAAATAATTCAACAAGCGGTAGGTCCATTAAAAGAAGATTTGGCAGTTTGGTTTGGAACAAAGAAAAAACCAAAAGGAAGTAAACAACCTAGTGGTCCTTGGGTTAATATTTGTAGAAAAAAAGAAGGTGGTGGTCATCCACCATGTGGAAGACCTGAAGCTTCAGATAAAGGATATCCAAAATGTAGAGCCGCAGGGGTTGCATCTAAAATGAGTGATTCTGAAAAGAAATCTGCGTGTGCTCAAAAAAGAAAAGAAGAGAAAAAAGACCCAAAAGTTGGTACAGGTAATAAACCAACTATGGTATCTTACAAACCAAAAAATGAATCATTAAAGGGATTAATAAAAAATGTTCTTAATGAATATAAAAAATCTATTTGATAACACTATCATTAAATGATGTTGTATCTATTTTTTTAGGTTGAATTAATTTAATAATTTTAGTTTCTTTTTTTGGTGTTGAAACATTAATTGGTTTTGGGCGTTCAATAAAAAGAGTATCGTGTATAATTTCCTTTTCAAGGATTATTGGAGTTTCAATAACTTCAATTTTTTCTTTTTTAATTCGGTTATTATTATAAACTGTTTTATAAATGTTAATTGAAACTGATGTAATTAACGCACATACTATTAATATAATTAACAGCCCAAAATAAAACGTATATTTGAAAGAATTGTTTTTCATTAGATGCTATGTAATATGTTTTGAAGTGAATGTTTAATGTTTGACGTAATTTCTTTTTCAAAAATTTCTCTACGTTTTTCTACTTCATTATCAAACATAGATACAAGACTTTCCCAACAATTTTTTTCTAAAAAAACCGTATAAGAATATACGTGGTTAATTACCTTAACGTTATTACCTTCTAAAATAACAAAGATTTGATGTTCTTCATTTCTAATGTAACGTTTATTAGAAATTGGTGTTAACAATAAAATGGTTTCTTCTTTACCAATAAGTTTTTTACAAATAGAAATACAATCTCTCTCATATTCTGATTTTTGCATTGGTGGTGTTGATAGTCTAACCAAAGAAATGTACCATTTTTGAATTGCGCGTTTTAAGTTGTGTAGTGAAAGGTTCATATGTGTATTTTTATTTGATTACAAAAGTAAACAAAAACTTTAAATAAAAAAACAACTGATATGAAAAAAATTAACAATACGCACCAGAGCAATGTTTTTTACCGTCCAATCCTTTGATTTTACCCTTACATACTTGAACAGCGTATCCGTTAGCGTATGCGGATGGGTAAACCTTGAATTTTGACTTAGCGGCAGATTTACCTCTTGCACAAAGTGGAGTCCCTGTTTTTTTTCTACCTTCATTCATTTCTTCAAAATCAACATATTGTGATTCTTTTTCCATTTCATTTTTTAAAAAATCAAAAACTTGGTCAATATTTGTTTTGGCTTCGGATATATGGTCATCTGCCCAATCATGTCCATTTTGAAGTATTTGGTCAACTGTTGATGGGTCCATCTCCATAATCATCTCAAGTTGTCTTTTCATTTGCTTTAAATTCGAAAAGAACATATAATTTTCTTCTATTCCTTGTTCTGTAAGAACTTTTTTAACAATTCTGTTTAAGTCTGATTCGGTTAATTTTACTGTTTTCATATTATTGTCTGAATGATGTATTATTTGTTTTGTAATTTACTATGTTAAAAGTTAATTGTCTCTTATAAGTATCTTTCTCTCCTGAAGTGTTCACTTGAATATCAACATAATATTGATTAGGTATTTTATCCCTCATATCAAACATGAAATAATATTCATTTGGAGTTCTGTTAACTGGCGTCCAATCTTGAACTAATACTTCAGTTGTTCCTTCTCTAACGTATACTCTATAAAATGCTGAGATATCTTCTAATGGTGCTTGACCCGTATAAGCCTTTTTAATTGTAACCCCAACTTTTCTAATGTCGGTATTAAGGATTTGTTCGTTTTGCAAAATACCGTAGAACTCAAATCCAAATCTACTTGGTTCTTTGGATGTTGAACCGATTTGAATACCTGCAGTATATTGTTGTAATATAAATTGATTTGTTACGTTTGGTAATGCTTGACCATTAATTGTTAAACCTGACCATATATCATAAAACATACAAGGAGTTGCCCCTGTAAATCCATTAGGTACAATTACTTCATAAACTCCTCTTGTTCTTAAACAAGTTGATAATGTTGCCA